AAAAGATTAAAGGGTTTAGCAGCCCGGTTAAAAAAGCAGAAAGGATTAGCGATTGGGCTTGGTGGGCACTTTTAGGAGCAGTGGTAGTTATGGTAATTTTGGTGATATTAAAAATATCAGGGAAGATATAAACATGAAGATCGGCCTTTTTGACATTGATAGCAAGTACCACAATTTGGCCTTAATGAAAATATCAGCATACCATAAACAAAAAGGCGATGAAGTAGAATTCTATAATCCATTATGGCATTTCACCTATGATACAATCTACTGCTCTAAGATATTCAGAAAAAGCCACAAAAACGATGGCTATATAAGAGAGGGCATGATTTGCGGTGGATCGGGGGGTTTTGGATATCTGACATTATTGCCCGAATATATAGAGCATCTCAAACCTGATTATTCCCTTTATAATCTTAATTATTCTTTAGGTTTTACTACCAGGGGATGTATCCGGAATTGCAAATTTTGTATTGTCAGAGAGAAGGAAGGCTATATTAAAGAACATTCAGAAGTGGAAGAGTTTTTGAATCCCAAAAGTAATGTCATAGTTTTGCTTGATAATAACTTTTTGGCCCTACCTTCACACATTAAAAAATTACAGAAATATATTAAAAGGGGCTGGCAAATGGATTTTAACCAGGGATTGGATATAAGATTGATAAATGGGGAGAATGCTAAATTGCTGGCAGGAGTAAAGCACCTAAAGCGGATACATTTTGCCTGGGACCTGATAAGTTATGAAAAAGAATTTAAAGAGGGTCTAAATATAATACTTAGGGCAGGAATCAAGCCTTATAGAATAATGGTGTTTGTTTTATGTGGATTTAACACTACTTTTGAAGAGGACCTTTATCGCTTTAATGAATTGTTAAATTTGGGAGTAGATCCTTTCATAATGATTTACGGAAATGTGGATAGAAGACTAAAAGAATTTGCAAGATGGGTAAACAAAAGATTGTATAAATTTTGTGAATGGGAAGATTTTATTAAATGGAGGGGTGGAGAATGCGTAATGTAGCTAAAGGTGGTTACCGGGAAGATTTAAAACAATATTTCAGGTCGAAGTGGGAAAACAATATGTCCAGGTATTATAATTTTGCGGGTGTTAAATGGATATATGAGTCACAAGAATTTGAATTTTATAAGATCAAAAGAGGTAGCCGATTTTATAAACCTGATTTTTATTTACCCGAGCAAGACAAGTTAATAGAAATTAAAGGATTTTTTACTGCCAGCGATAAAACTAAAATTCGACGCTTCAAAAAATATTATCCGGAAGAATTCGCCAAATTGGAGTTTGTAATACCGGATAAATATTCGAAATCAAAGGCCAATGGGGAAATGATTAAATTTTTATGTGATGATTTGGGAATAGATTTTGAAAAAATAATGAGCTATAAAGAGATAGAGGAATATAGCAAATTGATTCCCGGATGGGAATAAAAGGAATAAGAATGGATTAATACTAATTTTGACATAGATGTTATAGTTTGTTAAAATTTAATAAATAATAAAATAGGGTAATGCCTTAAAAAGTTAGGTTAATGGCCTAAGCTCTTTCAAGGATTATTAAAAATAATTTGAAAGGGTTTAGGTCATTTTTTATTTTTTAGGAGATAAACTACCAATGGACAATAGAAGGCATGTAGTCAATGTATCAGGGGGTAAAGATAGTGTAGCAATGTTGCTTAGAATGCTAGAGTTGGGTCAAAGAGTTGACGAAATCCTATTTATGGATGCCCAATTGGAATTATCAGATACCTACAAATATTTAGATAAGTTAGAAAGTCATATCAGAAGGAAGATAACCAGACTAAGGTCGGAAAAGAATTTTTTTAGACTCTTTTATACTCAAATTACCCGAGGAAAGATGAAGGGAAAAATCAGAGGTTTTCCGATGGTGAACTTTCCTTGCTGGTGGGAACGGGATGGCAAGGGCAAGATAATGGACCGGCATAATCGAGGGCAAATTGTCCATATAGGATATGCAGCAGACGAGGAAAGGAGACTAAAAAGATTTTCTGATAAAGGAAAGAGTATTGAATTTAGATTCCCTTTAATCGAATGGGGATGGGAAGAGAAGGATTGTTTTAAATATTTAGAAAAGAAGGACCTAATTAATCCTATTTACAGGCAAGGATATAAGAGAAATGGCTGCTGGTTATGCCCCAGGCAAAACAAAGAAGCTCTGAGATGTTTATATAATAATTATCCGAATTTATGGAGAATATTAAGGACATTGGAAGAAGATAGCCCTTTAGGATTCGGGTTTCGTTCCCCTCTGAGTAAGCTTGAGGAGGAATGGAATAAGAAATATTTTTAAAACTAAGGAGATATTCTGAATGAAGTGGCCTGAAGATTTTATAAATAGAATAATATGTGAAGACCATTTAATAGCAATTAAAGATATTCTCAATGATGTAATTGATTTAACAGTAACAAGTCCACCCTATGAGGAATTGAGAGATTATAGGGGGTTTATATTTGATCATAAAAAATTGATAAAAGAATTGTTTAGAATTACTAAGATAGGTGGAGTATTGGTTTGGGTGGTAGGAGACCAAACCATTGATGGTAGCGAATCAGGTAATTCTTTTCGGCAAGCTCTTTACGCTAAAGAGATTGGATTTAATTTACACGATACAATGATTTATGAGAAGAATAATTGCAGATACCCAGCAGGAAAAAGATCTGTAAGATATAGTAATTTTTTTGAATATATGTTTGTATTTTCAAAAGAAAAACCTAAAACAATAAATCTTATTAAAGATAGAAAAAATAGATGGGCAGGGACTAAAGGGTTTGGTTTACAAAGTTTTAGGCAGAAAAATGGTTCATTATCAAGGGAAAATCATAATGGAATTTCAAGAAAAAAGAGAACCGATTTTTATGGATATAGGAGTAATATCTGGCGTATGAATACAGGATATGGATATAGCACAAAAGACAAAATAGCTTTTGAACACCCTGCAATATTTCCAGAACAGCTAGCACAAGACCATATAATCAGTTGGAGCGATAAAAATGATATAGTTTTAGATCCAATGTGTGGAAGCGGAACAACTTGCAAGATGGCAAAAAAATTGGGTAGGAGATTTATTGGAATTGATGTAGGGCCGGAATATTGTGAGATAGCCAGAAACAGAGTTAATGCTATTCCAGAATCTTTATTTTAGAGGATGGGAAAAATGAATAATAAAAAGCTAATATGGCATACCGAGAAGAGAAAAATTAATGATTTAATTCCCTATGATTCCAATCCCCGCCAAATGACTCAAAAACAGAAAGAGGACCTGGAGGAAAGTCTGAAACGTTTTAACTTAATGTCCATTCCGGTAGTAAATACTGATAATGTTATAGTTTCAGGCCATCAGAGGTTAAAGATACTTCAATTGTTAGACAGAGGAGAGGAAGAAATCGACGTGAGGATGCCTAATCGGGAACTAACTCTAGAAGAATTACGAGAGGCAAACTTGAGAGAAAATAAGAATTTAGGTTCCTGGGATTATGATATGTTAGCTAATTTAGATGAAGACTTGTTAATGGATGTGGGATTTGACAGGGAAGAGCTGGATGATATTTTTGGTTTAGATGTTGATGAAGAATTTGATCTGGATAAGGAATTAGAGAAATTCATTAAAGAAGGCGCTAAGAGAGTTAAGAGCGGAGATTTATGGAGACTAGGAGAACATAAATTATTTATCGGTGATTGTACCGATAAAAATGGCTGGAGTAAATTGTTTGGAGAAGAAAGATTTGATTTTATGTTTACTGATCCACCCTATTTCAATATAAAAAAGTTTGGCCATAAAAAATTTTCCTATCTAAGTGTTGAAAATAAAAAAGTTCCGGAAGACTATGATAGTTGGTTATCGATAGCAATTGGTTATCAGCATAGCAAAGGTTCAAATATAATGATATTCGAGAAATGGAAAAATATAGTTAGATTATGGTTATCGATAGAAAAATATTGGAAGATTAAAAACATGATAATTTGGAAAGCCGAAAAGAGGTATCAATCATATATAGGAAAGAAAACCTTTCCTAATCGTTATGATGTAATAGTTTTGGGAGATAATGAGGATGTAAAATTAAATGAAGAATATGAAGAAGAGTTAGATAACTATCTTAGGGAAAGGGGCCAAAAATTTTTAGATTCTTATGAAGTTATGATCTACGGGCAGAAAGGGAACGGTTATTGGGATAAGAGGAAAAAAACCCGATGGTCTAAGATAACTGATCACATAACCTGGTCGGCGGAACAAACGGGTGAAGGAAGAGTAGAAAATATCATTTTTGGAAAGAAACCAATTCAGATACTGGTGCCTTATATCAAGATACTATCCCCTCGAGACGGAATAATAGCCGAGCCTTTTTGTGGCTCAGGATCTACCGTAATCGCCTGCGAGATAATGAAACGGAGATGCCGGGCAATAGAAATAGAGCCGATTTATGGAGAAGTTATCCTGGCCAGATGGGAAAAGTTTACCGGAAAGAAGGCAATTAAATTAGAAAGTACAACTTAAAAATCTGACAAATCTGACAAGATTCCCGAGGATTTATACTGATTAAAGAGGTGAGTAGCTAATCATTATGGATGACAAAGAGAGAAGAAAAATAAAACAGATTATTATCGAAAGCCTTAGAAATGGGGCGACTAAGACTAAGGCGTGTGCAGAAGCTAATATCACTAGAGATACCTTTTATAGGTGGATGAAGATTGCAAAAAGCTTTAAAAGGGATGTCGAAGAAGCGGTTGAGAGCCAGATAGGAGTAGTAGAAGACGCATTATATAAGATAGCAGCAGAGGGGAATTTAGCAGCTCAGAAGTTTTTCCTCTGTAACCGAGCATCGGATAAATGGAAAGAAACTACTAAACATGAGATAGGAGGTTCGTTGGAACTTAGCTACGCTAATTTAGTGAAGGCCAAGAAGGAACGGGAGAAAAATAAGAAATAATGAAATATCTCTCCGTGGAGCAGGAAGATGCGATATTAATTGAATATGAAAATGACTGGAATAAATTTGCTAGAGATGCTTTAGGGGTCAGGTTAGACCGGGAACAAAGAAAGATATTAGAGGCAATACAACTTAAAAGGAGAGTATCGGTCAGATCAGGCCATGCAGCTGGGAAAGACTATGTGGCAGCAGTTGCCTCTTTATGCTTTTTATATCATTATGTCCCCTCTAAAGTTATCAATACAGCTCCCACCGATAGACAGGTTATTAATATTATGATGTCAGAGATAGCCAGAATATATCGTAATGCCCGGGTAGATTTGGGAGGGGACCTTTGGACTCATAAGATAACCTTTGGAGATCCTGACTGGTTTTTATTAGGCTTTAAAACTAAGGATAAGAAACCGGAAGACTGGTCAGGTTTTCACTCTCCTAATCTTATGGTAGTAGTCACTGAAGCGAGTGGGATAGACCAAATAACTTTCGACGCTATAGAAGGGATACTTACCGGGAATAGCAGGTTAGTTTTGATATTCAACCCTAACAGGACTACCGGAGAGGCCTATCAGAGTACCAGGAGTCCTTTATATAAGAAGTTCAAAATGAACTGCTTGAATGCAGTAAATGTTAGGGCTAAAAAGATATTAATCCCGGGACAGGTAGATTGGGAGTGGATTGATGAAAAGATCAGGAAGCCGGGATGGGTGGTAGAAATTAGCGAAGGAGAAGCGAGTAGAGATGCTTGCGATTTTAAATGGGAAGGAAAATGGTACCGGCCTAATGATTTATTCTTGGTAAAAGTGATGGGTGAATTCCCTCGGGCTACCGAGGATACTCTGATCCCCTTAAGCTGGGTAGAATTAGCTAACGACAGGTGGCAAGATCTACAGGGCAAAGGGAAAGGCACACTAAAGTTAGGGGTCGATGTAGCCGGCATGGGAAGGGACTTAACTGTATTCGCTTTTAGAAGAGGAAATGTTATTGAAAAACTTAAAGCTTACAGTAAGCAGGATCATATGGTGACCGTAGGAAGAGCGAAGAATGAATTAATAAAAGAAGGGGATAGCACCTTTGTAGACTCTTCAGGAGAGGGGGCCGGAGTCTTTTCGAGACTGATAGAACTAAAGGTTAATGCGGTGGGAGTTAAGGCTTCAGAAACAGCGAAAGGACTGACCGATCTAACTGAGCAGAGGACCTTTGCCAACATGAGGGCCTATCTATATTGGGCCATAAGAGATGCTTTGGACCCGGCACTTGGTGGAGAGTTGGCCTTGCCCCCGGTGGATGAACTGACTCAAGATTTAACCGAGGTGCATTGGAGCACCAGAAGTAACGGAGATATCATAATCGAAGAGAAAGATAAAATTAAAAAGAGATTAGGCCGCTCCCCGGACTACGGGGATGCGGTAGCCAATACCTTCTCTGGGAAGAGAAAACATAAACAAGCGGAGGTAGTCGTCTAATATTTGATTAAATGAGGTGAAAGAGAGATGACTGAAGCAATAACAAAGAAAAAGAAGCAGG